ACTGAAAAAGTCCTAGACTTAGTTGCAAAGACTTCAGTTGAAATAGGACACAGGTCAGACGCTCAGACCTTAGCAAGTCTAAGTAAGATATTTGCTGAAGATTTAATACAAGAAAAGCGTTTTGGAAATATGACCTTTAACCAAGTTCAAGACGCTTTTAGACAGGGTGTAAGATTTGGAAAGGACGAACCCTTTTTAAATATCAGAACCTTTTACAAGTGGGTGTACGCTCAGAAGAAGTTAGTAGATAACGCTTACTATCAAGTTCACGAATTAGGGCAACCAAAGGAACAGACCTTATGGTATCAAGAACCAATAAAACTATTAAGATGAAGATACTAAATTTATATGCAGGAATTGGTGGTAATAGAAAGCTTTGGGGAAATGACCATAAAATTACAGCAGTTGAATTTAATGAAAAGATAGCTGATAAGTATAGGCAATTATATCCTAACGACAATGTAATAGTAGCTGACGCACACGAATATCTTTTAGACCATTATAAAGAATTTGATTTTATATGGACATCACCACCTTGTCAATCACATAGCACAACAAATTATTTTACACAGCATATAAGAAAAAGACCTGTTTACCCTTCAATGAAGTTATATGAAGAAATAATATTTTTGGACAATTTTTATAAAGGTAAGTATTGTGTAGAAAATGTAGTTAGTTACTATGAACCTTTAATAAAGCCGACTAAGATAGGAAGACATTACTTATGGTCTAATTTCAATATACCTTTAATTAATCAGCCAAAAGATGATGTAGGTTCTATGGAGCCAAAATATGGAAATAAAGCTTGTAAAAAACCTTTAGAAGAAAGAAACGCAGTCAATTCTGAATTAGGATTACATATACTACAACAAGCGTTAGGTATTATAATAGAAAATAAAGTTGAACAAAACAAACTATTCTAAGATGAAATTTGAACGCAAAGCACATAGAGAAAGACAGAACAAAGCTTTAACTCAGTTTTGTAATCACTTTGGATTGACTTATGGTTCACATCAGGAATACGCTCACATTGACGCAGTTCTTTACGATAAGGGGAAGATAACAGGATTTGCAGAAGTAAAGGGAGTTCATAAGAATATAGAAGATGGACAAGATGTTATTGTTGCTATGCGTAAAATAGTAAGAGCTCAACAGCTTCAGGTAAGTAGTGGAAAACCTGTTGCTATTATTTGGGCGTTTAACAATGCTATTGTCTATGAAAGAATAAACAACTTAAAAGGAATCTTTTATTATGGAGGAAGAAAAGTAAGAGAAGGAAGCACGTTTGACCAAGAACAAATCGTTAAAGTATTAATTAAAAACTTAATAAGAATTGAAGAAGACAGTCAGTAAATTAAAAAAGGAGCTTGATAAGTGGTTCAGTCTTTACATAAGACTTAGAGAAGCTAACGAATATGGAATGTGCCAATGCTTTACTTGTGGAGTAGTCAGGCATTACAAAGATGGTATGCAGAACGGACACTTTCAGTCTAGGAAACACTTGTCTACAAGATTTTCAGAAGATGGAAATTGTGAGGTACAGTGTGTAAAATGCAATGTTTACGCTTGGGGTGAACAGTACAAGTTCGCATTAGCTATAGATGCAAAGTATGGAGAAGGTAGGGCTCAGGAACTACAATTTTTAGCTCGTACAACTTTAAAGATTTCTAGGGTTGAATATGAAGAAAAGATAAGTTATTACAAATCCATTGTTAATAAGTTAAAAAAAGAAAAAGGAATTGAATAATTTTTTTAATATCTTTGGCGTATGACAGAACCGATATACGCAAGTGCAGAACACAGAGCAATAATTGAAGCCTATTTAGAAATGTGTATGGAGTTTACTAAAGAGCTATCAACCAAAAGCAGGTACGAAGGTTACTTAGAAGTGTTAGAAATAATTATTGAATATCATAACGGCTACGGAACAGGGCTTAAAGAAAATAACTATTGGGATTGGATGATGATAATACCGATAAACGTTTCAGTAGCTACTAACGGATTCTTTGCAGGAATAGAAACTAAAGGCAATAGAGCGTATATAAGGTCTTACAAACTAATACTAGACGAAATAGTTCAACAGGTTGCAGACAAGATAGATAAAATGGAAGTTGTAAATGACTGATATATATTTAGAAATATCAAAGCTATCAGGTAAGTTCAGGACTATGGCTTATGGTCTTTCTAATGATAAGAACGAAGTAAATGACGCAGTACAAGAGTTAATGATATACTTTTTACAAATGAATCCTGAAACACTTAAAGCTATTTATGATAAGGACGGAATAGACGGAGTAACAAGATACGGAGCAGTAGCGTTAAGACGAGCTTTAACAAGTCCTAGAAGTAATTACTATTATAAATATAAAAAGTACTATACTAATTTAATAGGGGTGTATATGAACAACACAAATATAGCTCAAAATAATTTCCATAAAAGTATATACAACTTACCTTTAATTGAAGAACAAGATTTACAATGGGAAAAGCTAGAAAAGATTGATGAAGCTTTAGAGAGTTTTACTTGGTATGATAGGAAGATATTTGAATTATATTATTCTGAAGGAAACACTTTAGATAGTTTAGCAAAGAAGACAGGAATAAGCAGAAATAGTTTATTCACGACAATAGACAAAGTAAGAGTGCAGCTAAAAGAAATGCTAAATGAATAAGTTCTTTGTAACTAACGAAGTCTATGAAGACAGGATAGCAATATGTAAGGGTTGTGTCTATTACTTCAAGCCAACAGGAACTTGTAAAGACTGCGGTTGCTTTATGAAAATAAAGGCAAGACTCGCTCCAATGGAATGTAGTCAGAAGAAATGGGAGAAGACAAAAGAAGTAGAAGCTCCTGAAAGTTTACCACAGGAAATAGTAGATGAGATTTTAGATATGTGGAAAGACTTGAAAACAGGTAGAGCAAAGAACCAAGCAGCTAAAAAGAGAATGATTGAAACTTATAATACAATATACAATACTAATTATGGTGTAAGAACTAATTGCGGTTCTTGTATCTCAACTTGCTTTGATGGAATAAAAAAAATATATAAAGAATACTCTAAGGACTAATACTAATAAATATAGGGTAAGACCTACAAAAGCGTTTATTTTACCTAGAGTAGTAGAGGGGGGGTGTGGTTACCTCCCCAATACAATAAACCGAATAGAAATGTTAATCGGCTCAACTAAAACAATAGATATGGAAAGAACATACAAGACAATAAAAAGTGTATTAAAACATCACATCAAAACAGGAGTGAAAAGTCTTTGGACTTGGAAGGACGATAACTTCACAATGATATATGAAAATTATAGTGGTGACGACAGGATTTATACAAGCAACCAACTATTAAAAATACTAAGCAAATGATACTACAACTATTAGCATACTTTTCCTTATTTGTAATTTTTGTAATTACAATTTTAAGTATAATAGAAGGCAAGATAAGAGCCAAAAGAAATAACAAGATAAAATACAGAATTGACAAGGTAGAAACACTAACAGGAGGACTAGAAAACGATAGGATAAATGAAAGACAATAGAATACCAAGCTACTACAAAGGAATCAGATACGGCTATGAAGCTCGTAAGGTCATAGAGGACTTTGAACTTAGCTACAATACAGGAACAGCCGTTACTTACTTGCTCAGAGCAGAAAGGAAACACGCTAGTCCTATTGAGTGCATACAGAAAGCAATCAATCACTTAGAATTTGAACTTGATAAACTAAAGAAATGACTCTATACTTTTGCGAATGTGGAAAAACTATGGAAATAGGAAAGGCTACAATAGTTAACAGAGATGGCAAATGGGTAACTAAGGAAGCACTCTGTGAGTGTGGTAAATATATGGACAGCAAACCAACTGAAGGAATGCCAAGTCTAAAAAGAACTGAACCTACTCTAAGTATGAAAAGAGATAAGCTTTGGGAAGGAGCAACAGAAAAGATAAGAAGTAAAGCAACTGAATAGTGAAGTTTGTAATAAAAGACAAAAGAGATAAGCAAAGTCTATTTAGTTATCTAAAGGAATTAGAGAACGACTACATAGTAAGTGTAAAGAAACAAAGAAACACAAGAAGCAATATGCAGAACAGTTACTATTGGAAATGTATCGTACAAGGACTAGCAGAAGAACTAGGATATTTCCCAAATGAAATGCACGATGTACTAAGAGCTAAGTTCTTATCAGAATATGAAATGATAAGTATTAATGATAACCAAATAGCAATAAATAAAATAGGAAGTACAACAGCTTTAAA